ACGTCGATCTTGGTGACGCCAGGCGCAGCAGGACGCAGCGCGAAACCAGCCGGGACAGCGAACGCCGTTGCCTGCGGCATGATGCCGAACAAGTTCTGGCCAACGCCGGTGCCGTAAAGGAACTGACGTTCCTCGACGAAACCCAGGCCGTAGCGCATTTCGCTGTCGATTTCACCGACCAGTCGCGGCGCGTCGTCCATCGCCTGCCGGGTGATCTTGGCCAGGTGGGCAAGCACGCGCACCACGGCAGTCGCAGAACCCCACGCGTAGTCGCTGTACGGCTTGGCGGCACCTTCGGCAACCGGCGCAGCCATGTTGGTACGCGTGGTCTGCGTTGCGTAGTCGACGGAACTGGTGCTGATCGGTACGGTACGCAGCAGATCGCGGACCACGCGACGCTCGCGCAGCAGGTTGACGACATCGGTTTCGCGCGCGGAACGGATCAGGCCACCGGCACCTGCCGAATCCACCTGCTTGACTTCCTGCCGCATGGAGCCGGAGAACGTCGACGCCTTGCCTTCGTGCGACTTGTACTGCGCGCCTTCGACGAACTGCTCGCCCCACGACTTCACCTGCTTGTCGCCATCGGTGTCGCGTGCGGCGACCATCTTCTGTTCCAGACCGTCGAATTCACCCTTCAGTCCGTTGAAGTTGACCAGGCACTTGTCGATGGCTTCCTTCAGTTCCTTGCTGATGGTTTCGCCCTTCTCCATCTTGCCGCTGAGTTCCTTGTACTGGTCCTTCAGTTCATCGCGCGTGGTGCCGAATTCCTTGTTGACCTTGACCATTTCCGCAGCCAGGGTTTCGATGTCGGCGACAGCGGCCGGCGCGATCAGTGCGGCGGCGTGTACCTGGCCGAACGCGATCAGCAGCACCATCGCGAGGATGATGGACGCCGAAAACGCGATCTGCCACGGGGACCACTTCTTCTTGAGCATGGTGTTCATGTGGTTGTTCCTTCAGTTGCGGAGAATTTTGATTGCGTTCTTTACAGCGATGGCGTCCGCATCTGCAGAATCACTCCGCATTGCAAGTGCCTTTACCCGCGATACGAAAGTCGCGGTTTCCGACTTTGAAAATCCTACATCGCGCAGGAGTTTTTCGCAGTCCGAAAGAGTCGTCAGTCCTTCGATGGACTTGACGGAAGTCACGCGCGCGCTGTCGCCAGCGGGGAACGTGACCGGGGAAATTTCCCACAGCTTGACTTCTTTGAGTTTGCGCACCATGCCGGTGTCGTCCCACTCATCGTCAAGCGTGCTGTATCCGATGCTCAGGCCGGTCAACGCGCCTTGCTCCATGAGTGCATGGCATTCGACGCCCTGCTGCACTTTCATGTTGCATTGACCGCGCACGAACAGGCCGATGTCGTCTTCCTTGCAATCGGGGTAAATGCCGATGGGATTGTAGGTGTCGTGTTGCCACAGCATCGGCACGCTACGGCCTTTCGCTGCGAAGTCCTTTTCCAGCGAAGCCACGAACGCACCGCGAACAACGATGTCGCGGTAGCTGTCCAGTTCGCCGAACACGGACGCGTGACCTTCAAAGGTGCCGTCAGCCTTCAGCGAGCCGGCCTTGACCTGGAAGGGCCGTTCGATGTACTTGCGATGCGTGGTCATTGGTCGTCTTCCTCATCTTTCGGCGGCTTTTTGCCGTTGTCTTCTGCGTTGGCCATGTTCAACTGCACGCGGTACACGTCGCCTTCGGGACCGATGCCTGGCCGATCTTCCAAATCCAGCACATCGTTCTGCGAAAGATACCCGTTTTGCAGACCTTGTACATAGGTACTGTTCCGGCTCTTGCTGTCGCCACGGAGCAAACCCTGCAACCCGAATTTCGGCTGCACGCCATTGGCGATGTCGTAAGGCGTCAACAACTTCTTGATGATCCGCTTTTCCTTGCGGATGATCGACGGTTGCACCGAATACATCACGAAGAACAGATTGATGTTCTCGATGCTCGATGCCCACGACGACGCTTTGTTGCTTTGACCGATGAGTTGTGGCGGTACGCAGAACAGCCGGCAGATTTCTTCGATGCCGAAGTACCGCGATTCCAACAACTGTGCATCTGACGGCTTGACGGCAAATTCAGTACCGGCAATCGGTTTGAGTCCCTTCAGCATGGCCATCCACTTGCCGGCATTCTCTGCCTTGCCGTAGTAGTCCATCCGCTCCTTCAGGTCTTTGAGTTCTTCCGTGTTCAACTCGGTGCTGCGCTCGTTCAACAGGAACCCGCCGACCTTCAACCCCTGTTTGAATGCGCGCAATGCGGATGAGTTTGCGGACAACTGCGCCTGCAAGATTTGCCGGCCGATGTCCAGTCGCGGCAAACCCCATCCAGCGTTCATGCTGAAACCGCGATCATGGAAAATGTCGTCGTCGCTGAAATCGTCCTTGCCGATCTTCCACTTCTTGCGCGTGCCGGACTTGTTGTAGTCGAAGCTGGCGTTGCAAGGATCGACAGGCGTCAGAGCGACAACCTTCTTCTGCATGCCGCGCTCGATGATGCTGACGGCATTGCCGAACATATCGACATGCGCCGTTTCCATTGACCAGTATTCCGGCGCGGTCATGTCGTAGTTTGGCGACACGTTCAGCACGTTGTACAGCGGATGGTCTTTCAGTGGCTTCTTGTCACCATCGCGCAGGATCAGAGGCAGCGAGCCTATGATTTCCGAACGCAGGCTGATACATGCGTGAACCGCCGAAAGGCGCAGGGCCGTTTCGGCGGTTACGGAGTTGAACTGACCGTCTTCGTCCGCTGAGTCGAACGCGCCTGGTCCGTCGATTGCATTGGGTCCGTAGGTTTTCCATCCACCCCGGAGCGAGTTGCTTACTTGCTTCCAAATGCTCATCCCATCATCACCATTTTGGAAGCATCGAACGTATCGTTCTGCGCTTCGGGGTTGAGTGCCATTAGTTCCGCCGCATTGAACACTGCAATCAAGGGGTCGATCTTTGCCGTGCCACTGACTTGTTTGGTGATGTACACGCCATTGCCACGCACAACTACTTTTGCGTTGCCGGCGCAGTAATTCCCTAGCGCATTGCCGTCGTGAACCGCCACGCCTTCCCACAACTTGCGTTCAACGGTCTTGATCGATCCAGCCAGTTTGTAGCCCTGGTTGACTTTCACCATTTTTTCAGGTTCTACCCCCTCTTGCAAGATGGCATCCAAAAGGCCACCAATGCACGACGGATCGAAGCCTACTTGAAACAGCAAACCGGCCTTTTCTATGCGGGAAATGCACTTTGCGAGTTGTTCGGCGTCTTGGCCAGCGCGCGTGACTTTGGTGACAAGGCCGGCGTCCATTAGCTCCCGCATCTTGCTCGCGATGTCCTGTCGGCGGGTCAGAACGGACGGATGGAGCCATGCGTGCATCCAGATAATCCACCGCTTTTGCATCACTATTTCTTCGTCAATCCACTCCCCTGTGAGTTCATCGTTGTGCGCTGGAATAATCGTCAACGTCGGTGCTTTTTCGCGACCGATCATCGCAGCACCCAACAAGTCGTCAAGCCCACCACCATCGACGCCAGCCGTAACCACTTCGCAATGCTCGATCAGATAGCCCAAGGTCACGCGCGGCAACTTTGCAGCCTGCTCCCAATGCTCTGCGCCAGGCCAACGATCAGCGCGCAAGTTCAACCCGATTTCAACATTCAGGTGCTTGGCCAGGAACAGGCGAATCTTGTCTTCGCCTTCCACTTGCGCCTGCTTCCATTTGCGCAGGATGTAAGCAACGTTGACACTTCCGCCCGAAGCGGGGTCGTTCGGATTGCTCAGGTTGGGATTAGTGACATAGAAGTTCTCAGGCAGCATGTGCTGCTTGGCTTCCAACATCGCTTTCGGGAATTCGTAGATCACCGGCAGGAATTGCGGATCGTCCACGATGCCGTCACGCACGTTGCGCGCGTATTCCAACTTGGTCTTGAACACGCCAGTAGGCGGATCGTCCGATTGCGTGGTCAGATAGATCACGAAACCTTCGGGTCGGCTCGCAAGGCCGCCTGTTGCTTCCATGAGCATCGCATCGGCATGTGCATTCTTGCCGAACAGCCACAGTTCGTCGACCAGCACGCCGACTGCTTTCTTGCCTGACACTGTGTTGCTGTCGGCAGCGACGACTTTCAGCGTTGCGCCGGTC